CAGGATTTGCATTGCTCGCCGCGCTCAATCTGCCCAACCGCCCCGCAGCGCAAGACCTGCCGGTAGTCGCGGAAATTTGGTATCGGCAACTGATGGAAACCAAGGAAATCGTCTCGCCGGAGTATGACCCGATACGGATTCAGACGGGTTTTAAGGTGTTGCAGCAGTCGGAAACATGGCCGCAACCCGCCGAACTGCTCCGCAACCTGCCGCCACGGTTGATACCCAGGGCGATGTTGGCGAAGCCCGCTCCTGATAGGGCAAAAGGCCGTCAGAAAATGGCGGAAGTGATAGATGTTTTAAACAAGAAAGGTCATTGAAATGAAGAAGTGGAAAATTGAAATCAAAGAAACTGAAAGCGGTGTGGTAATCGATGCGCCGTTTATCACCGCAAGTGATGAGATGACGGCGTTGGAGTGGGCGGTAAAAGAAATTGTTGCGTTTACTGCTTATGCGTTGGCTGCTGCGGCGACATCCGAAGATTATGTCGAGGGCGCGAAAGAGCGGATTGCAGCCGCCGAACAAGGGCTTTTTGATATTAAAAACGAAGGTCAATCAATTAATTAATCAGGAAAGGACAAATAAAATGGCTAAACAACGTATCAAACAGGCGGCAATCGAAGCCGCACAAGACAAAACCGAGGTAACGGCGCACATCCGCGCTATTGGCGACCTGAACCGCGAAATCAAACGCTTGGAAACCGAAGCCGGAGATAAAAAAGCAGTTATCGAGCAGGAATACGCCGCGCTTGCCGCGCCGCTGAAAGCCGAGTCGGAACGCCTGACCGCCGCTGTCGCCGCCTACTGTGAGGCACACAAGGACGATCTGACGGAAAACGGCAAGACCAAGACGGTGGATTTTGTGACGGGACTCGTCAAATGGCGCATCCGCCCGCCTAGCGTCAAGGTAACAGGCGTTGCCGCCGTCTTGGCTTGGATGTCGGAAAAAACGGCATATAAGAGCTTTATCCGCACCAAGCAGGAAATCGACAAAGACGCCATCCTGAATGAGCGCGAGCAGTTTGCGAATGGTCAGGTGCCGGGGATTAAGATTGTGTCGGGGCTTGAGGATTTTGTGATTGAGCCTACGGAGCAGGAGTTGATGTGATGGAAAACGGAAACTTAAATACCGATGAGCTGGAAGTTTTAAGAACTGCCGCACGCGATTCCTTTTACATCCATGCTCAAGTTGAAAACGCCAACCGCAAATTGGAAACTGCTCTTCGCGTTTGGGAAAAAGTGAAAGAAGGAGAAAAAGAAGCTATACGCAATCGAAAAAAAGCCTTTATTTATCACTGTGTCGGGGCAGTTTGGTTTTCTCTTTCGTTGATTTTATCTTTTTTTGACGTTTAAAGCTTGATTAAAGGTCGTCTGAAAACAGTTTTGAGACTGTTTCAGACGACCTTTTTTCATGCCTACATTCAGGCTGCTTTCTCTTCCTGCTCGTACACGGCGTTGTAGAAAGTGGCGGACAGCTTGTCGGCTTTCTCGGAGGCGGTTTCAATCACGGCAGACAAACCGTCTTCGATTCCTTCCATGTCCATATCCAAAACTTTCAGATGGTTGAGCGTGAACACCAGCAGGTTCAGGGCTTTGAGGCTGTCTTGGTCGAAAGTCAGGGTATAAGTGGTATTCATGGCTCACACCTCCTCTTCTTTCTGCTTGCGGTCAAGTATGTTGGCGTATTCGGACAACACCAGCAGCAGGCAGCCGCATTGCTCCATCTCTTCACGCGCCATTGCTTTGCGGTCCAACAGGTTGGTGCCGATAAAATTCAAAGCGTTTGAAAGCTGGTTCAAGGCAAATTCGGTATTCATGGCTTAACCCTCCAATCCCAAAGACTGTTGTTGCGCCACCATTTTGGGCTTGGGGACATATTCCAAGAAACCCAAATCGTTGAGTTTTTTGAGACGGTAGGAAACCGCGCCGGGGTTCATGTCCAAGAGTTTGCCTATTTCGGTCAGGTTCAAGCCCATGCTGCGGTAGCGCAGCAGCGCGAGCATTTCGGGCGCGGCTTGGAAATAGGCGTCTTCCAATGCATCGATGCGGTATAGCACGGCATCGGGCAGGGCTTTTGCCTGTTTCTCCATTTCGATAAAGTAGCGGCGGGCTTGGCGTCCCTTGTCGTTGCGCTCCACCATGCACAGCTCTTTTGCCATATCGAGGGAAAGATGGTACGTTTTGACTTGGATTTCACGCTTTCCAAAGAAGCCTCTTTCGACATGATCATTTTTGAACACCTCGATAAAATCAAGGGCTTGCTTGAATTCATACTCTTCAATTCGACGGTTCATCCAAATATCAAAACGTGTTTCAACACCTAAAAATTTATGCAATTCATGTGCGTCAACCAGCGGCTGAGTTTGGTCGTCTAAAGTTCCGACCAGTGTTGGGTTAGTTGGGTATTCATGGTATTATTACCTTTCATTTCTCGTGAATGACGAGGAAAGAGAGTTGCTGCTCTGCTTTCCACCTGTTCCCCCGAAGCTCCAACTTCGGGGGAATTTCATTACTGCCTAAGCAGTGTTTGCATATTAATATGTGTACACATAATTAGTCAAGCTGATTTTTGAACTCTTCGCGTATTTTTTCTTTAACCCATTGTGAAAAATCAAGATTATTGGCAATTTCCAAAATATCCCTTTCTGTTTCGCGGTTAAAAGAAACTTTTTTAATAACGCGCTTGGCTTCCGCCCTTTTACGGTATTCAGCCAGCTTTTCATCAACCATAGGCAAACTCCTTGATTTTTTTAGCCGTCTTTTGTAAGATGGGAACTAAGGGCGGCGGCTACCGCCCTTAGCTTTCGGTTTCCTAGTAAGCCTTACCGCTTACCCATATCAGAAACAGAAAGAACAGAATTTGAAGGTAGGACTTCATTTTCTTTCTCCCGTAACAGCCCCGCTCCGGTGGGGCTTTTCCCGTATCGGGCTTCACTGCCCCGATGAATTGAATTATATATGTGGACACATAATTAGTCAAGCATTCCCAAATAGAATCAAAGAAAAAGGTCGTCTGAAACGTTTTCAGACGACCTTTTTTCATGTCTGTCCGTTTCGCAAAAAAAAACAGTGGCTTACTACAATATATAGTATTTTATCTGTATAATATGCGTTAATTAATCAATATATTGTGTTTTAGGGGTTTGAAATGCGCCGTGCGTTGATTGCGAAAGTTAAAATCGCTCAAAAAGAGCTTGGTTTGGATGATGCGACGTATCGCGCGGTGTTGGAGCGTGTGACGGGCAAGCGGTCGTGTACCGAGTGCAGCATCCCCGAGCTGGAGCGTGTGGTCGAGGATTTGCGCCAACATGGATTTCAGCCGAAAAAAACGGCGGGACAACGACCGAACCGCCGCGATTCTGCCGATCCGATGATGCGGAAAATCGAAGCCCTGCTGCTGGATAACGGCTGGACTTGGAATTATGCGCACGGTACGGCGCGAAGAATGTTTAAGGTTGATCGCGTGGAATGGTTGTCCGACGGCAATATGCACAAGTTGGTGGCGGCTTTGCAGATTAGTGCGAACCGCAAGAAAAAGGAGAAAACGGGATGAGTTTGAACTGGGAGATGACAGAGCAGGATTTTGAGGATGTGAAACATCTGCTGCCGCACAGCGTGGTGGCGATGATTACGGTTATCGGGCTGGAAGCTACATTTCACATGGTTAAAGTTTGGGGTGGGACGAATTATCCGATTTCCAACCGCCGCCGCAATACGCGTCAGAGCCGAATCTTACACGAGCAACTGGTCGAGGACATTGGCGAGGAGGCTGCGGGGCGGTTGGAGCGTGCTTATGTCGGGCAGCCTTTCTTGGCGATTCCGCGCTGCTGGGATGCGATGCGCGAACTTCGCAACCGGTTCATCCGCCGCCAATATGATGCGATGAGCGCGGAAGGTTTGAGCGATTTGTTTATTGTGCGCGAGCTGGTGTTGGCGCATAAGCTGTCGACGCGAAATATCCGATACATCCTAAAAGAGGCCGACCGCGAGGCGGTGGCAAGGGCGCAGGCTGATTTGTTTGCGGCTTAGTTTTTGTTGTGCTTGTGTTGAGAGTGGACCTTTTCCCCTGCCTTCGGGCAGGGATTTTTTTTGCCTTTATTCCGCTGAATGCAAGCCTGACGGGGCTTGGGGGTCGTCTGAAAAGGTTTAATGGGATTTTCAAACTATCCTTTGTTTTTAAATTATCCATTTGAGGTATTTATGGCTCAACAAAAAGAACTCCCTTGGATTACTGAAGCGCGAAAGTATATCGGCCTGACAGAAATCCCCGGTAAAAACCACAATCCGACCATTTTGAATTGGCTTCACGGCTTGAAGGCTTGGTGGAAAGACGATGAAACGCCGTGGTGTGGCGTATTCGCAGCCCATTGTCTGCGAGCCGGTAACCGAGACATCCCGAAGGATTGGATGCGCGCCAAAGAATATGCTTTTTGCGGTAAACGCCTTACCAAGCCTGCTTACGGCTGTTTGGTCGTGTTTACGCGCCAAGGCGGCGGTCATGTTGGTTTTGTTGTTGGTAAGGACAAGGCGGGCAATCTGTTGGTTTTGGGCGGTAATCAAGGCAACCGCGTCAGCATCGCGGCATTTCCGACGTCCCGCGTGGCTGCGTATGTATGGCCGTCTGTCGGCGGTGCGCCTCTTGACCCCGCTCCGGAGCGTTACAACCTGCCATTGGGCGGTGCGGCAATGAGCAGGAGCGAGGCATGAAAAAGGCTTTAATTGCTTTGGCATTGGCGGCATTGAAACCGCAGGTGCCTGAATTTGAGATTAAACCTGCCCGCGTGGGCAATTTGAAACAACATCCGAGCCTGCGCTTGGGTAAATCGGGCGTGGCGGCTGCCAAACGTGCGGCGCGTAAACGCAAGGCGAGAAAGTAAGAAATATGATTGACGGTTGGGATGGTTATTAAGATGCGTATTTTCGATATTTTCAGAAATCCTGCTACAGGCGGCATTTCACATTCGAAGTTATGGGCAAACGTTGCCTGCGCGGCGGGGACGGTTAAATTCGTCATGCTGCCCGACCCTTCGGCAGAGGTTTGGGCGGTGTATTTGGGCATCGTGGGCGGCTATGCGGTGGCACGCTCATTGGTAAGCGTCAAACGTCAGGAGGTCGAGAATGAATCCGAAACTCGTGAAGCTGTTGGCGAATAATTGGCAACCGATTGCCATCATCGCGCTTGTCGGCACGGGATTGGCGGTGTCGCACCATCAAGGCTACAAGTCGGCGTTTACCAAACAGCAAGCCGTCATCGACAAGATGGAGCGCGAAAAGGATCAGACCTTGCGTCTGTCGGCGCAAAACTACGCACGCGAGCTGGAGCAAGCCCGCGAAGAAGCAAAACAATCTGAAGCCAAGGCGCACGCCGTCGGTGTGGCATTGGCACAAAAGCAGGCGGAAGTTAGTCGTCTGAAAACGGAAAACAAAAAGGAAATAGAAAATGCGCTTACGCAAGATCGCCAAAAAGCAGGCGGCGGTTGTATTGACGGCCTTGGTTCTCACAGCCTGCGCCTCTATGCCCGCGCCCTCGGCTACGGAAATTAAGGTTGTCGAAAAGGCGGTCATGCCGACGCCGCCTGCTGCGTTGATGGTCGCGCCGGTGCGCCCGAATCCGCCGAAAGACGGCAAGACGGCAACGCTGCTCGAACACGCCGCTGAGTTTGGCGGCTATGTTTCGGAGCTGGAAAACCAAAACGCAGCGTGGCGCGACTGGGCAGGCAATCGCTCCCGCAAAGTCGGCGACTGACAAAAAAGCCCGCGTAGGGCGCGGGCTTAGGGTAAAAGCGGATTTTATACCTCTTTTACAGGGGTCGCGGCGGTAGTGCTTTTCAGCAAATCGACTGCGTGCTGGCAGTTTTGCTTGCTGGTGTAGCCTTCGCCCTGAGCGATGATTTCATGGTTGGCTGCTTTCAAACGCCAACGGTATTCGCCTTTTGCGTCTTTATAGATTTCAAAATACATAAGGTTTCTCCTATGAATGAGTACACGTTTTCTTACCGCTTTGACGGCAAGTCCTGGTCATTGAGCATTTGGGCGGACAGCCCTGAAGAAGCCCGGGCAAAATTTCGGGCTGCACGGGAAAATGCGCAGTATGACGGCGAAGTTGTAACAAAGATTTATACATTTGTAAATATTTCGTGGGTTAAGAAGTTGTACAGACGGATAAAATATTTAATGGGTATCAAAGAATGACCTACCGTGAATTAGTTGAGCGTCAGTTGGCTGTGCGCCATGCCGATTTGGAATTGGGCTTAAGCCGCGCCCGCGAACAAGAGCCGTTTGTCATCCATGTTTCCAATTTGCTGGATAAGGCAGGGTTTGAATATACGGTACGAATGAATAAGGATTTTCAGACGACCTTTAACCTTGAATATCCAAATACAAACTACGACACCTTTAAGCGTGCAGTTTGGCAGACGATTTCGGCGTATTACTGCGTTTGTAACGATGGGGATGGACTCGAAATTTCCAGCAATCGCCCTGACGGCTACTCCGTCCGTATCGTATTCGGCGATGTGCCGGTTTAAGGGGTTTTAAATGGATTTTGAATTTGGTTTTAAAACCCTTTGGCCGATTGCGACGGCGGCGTTTTGGTTTTGGGTCAACGGCATTTCAGGCCGTCTGAAAGAGGCGGATAAGCGCATTGAAGGCCTGAAAGAAGAGCTACACGAAGTCAAGCTCTCTTATCACACCAAGCAGGACGCCCAAGCCGACCGAAAAAATATCGCGGCGTCTTTGGAGCGCATCGAAAACAAACTTGAAAAAATGAATGAAAAATTAGACAGGAAAGCGGACAAATCATGAGCGACCCGATTTTAGAAGCCTTGGCGCGTATCGAAGCCAAACAGGATGACCTGCTCGCCAATCAGGCGCGTATGGACGAGGAATTGCAGCAAATTAAGAAAGACTGCAAGAAATCTGCGGCGGTTTATGGCGGTCTCGGCGGCGTGATTGTAACGACCGGCTGGGAATTGTTGCGAGCCAAGTTCGGAGGCTGATATGGCACACCCGAAAGAAACCCGCGAAAAGCTGCGCCGACTGTACGTCAGCGACGGGCAGACGCTCGAAATCGCGGCGATGATGTGCGAAATCCCGACCGCGACCGCCCGTAGCTGGAAACGCGCCGCCAAAGAGACCGGCGACGATTGGGACAAAGTACGCGCCGCCTACACGCTGGCGGGCGGAGGTATCGAAGACTTGAGCCGTTCGCTGTTGGCGGGTTTTTTGGTGCAATACCAATCGACGATGACGATGTTGCAAGACACATCGGTCGAGGAGCTGATGCCGTCCGAGCGCGCCAAACTGTTGGCGAGCCTGTCCGACGCGTTTACCAAGACGGTGGCGGCGAACGCCAAAGTGATGCCGGAAACGTCGAAACTGGCAACGGCGATTGAGGTGTTGGAATTGTTTGGCGAAGTAGTCAAAGAGCGATACCCGCAGCACTTGCAGGCTTATGTCGAGCTGGTCGAGCCTTTGGGTGTGGAAATTGAAAAGAAATACAGGTAAGCGAAATGCAGAAGGTTGAATACACCCATAAGGGATGGTTTTTATTTTGTCCGATTTGGATTGCGAATTGGGACAGCGAAGTGCCGACAGTTGCGCCGCGTTATAAGCTGGAGCCGTTGTTTTGGCTCGCAGACCAGTTTTTTTACTTTATGTCCGCTATGAACGAAATGAAAACGGGAGAGCCATTGCCCTTTTGTTTCATGGTTAATCAAAAGCCGCTGAAAAAGCCGGTTGTCCACTATTACGAATAAAACATGAAGTCCAAAGAGTTTTTAAAGTCGCTTGCCGAATACGCCGCCCAACTCCGTCAAATCATTGAAGCGGAAGTGGACGGCTTTGATGCGTCGCCGGCAGCCATTGCCGAGCGTCGGTCGAAGGTTTTAGACCCGGTCAACGGTTACGAATATTTCGTGAATACCTACTTCCCGCACTATGTCCGCTCGCCTGAAAAGTCGCTGCTGCACAAGTTTTTATTTTCCCGACTGCCCGAAATCTTGAGGTCGTCTGAAGGCATCAACGAGGCAACCGCCGCCCCGCGCGGCGAGGCGAAATCGACGCTGGTTACGCAACTGTTTACGCTTTGGTGCGTGGTGACGGGGCGAAAGCATTACGCGGTCATCGTGATGGACAGTATCGACCAAGCCTATCCCATGCTGGAGGCCATCAAGGCGGAGCTTGAGTTCAACCCGCGCCTTAAAACCGACTTTTCAGAGGCTTGCGGACAAGGACGCGTTTGGCAGGCGGGTACGGCGGTAACGGCAAACGAAGTCAAAATCCAAGTGGCGGGCAGCGGCAAAAAGTTGCGCGGTCTGCGCCACGGTCCATACCGCCCCGACCTTGCCGTCCTCGATGATATCGAGAACGACGAACAGGTACGCAATCCCGAGCAGCGTGACAAACTCGAAACATGGCTGAAAAAAGCCGTCCTCGCCTTGGGCGGTGCTGGGCAGAAGTTTGACGTGATTTATATCGGCACCATCCTGCACTACGACAGCGTGTTGAACCGCACGTTGAACAACCCGTTTTGGCGCGCGACCAAGTTTAAAGCCATGCTCGAATGGCCCGACCGCATGGATTTGTGGGACAGGTGGGAGGAGCTTTACCGAAACGACGGCGAAGAGGTGGCGCAGGCGTTTTATCTCGCCAACAAAGACGAAATGGAACGCGGCGCGGTCACTTCTTGGGCGGCGCGTGGCGTACTCGCGCTGATGAAAATCCGCGCCCGCGACGGTCATGCGACGTTTGACAGCGAGTACCAAAACGACCCGGTCAGTGGCGAAGATGCGCCGTTTGCCGAAAACATCAAATACTGGTCGGAATTGCCGGACGATTTGGTGTACTACGGCGCGCTCGACCCGTCGTTGGGTAAAGCGGGCGCGGGGCGCGACCCGTCGGCGATTTTGGTCGGCGGTTATCAAAAATCAACGGGGCGTCTGTTTGTAACCGTTGCCCAAGTCAAAAAACGCCTGCCCGATTTGATTATCGAGGACGTGATCCGCATCCAAAAAGAGGCGCGGGTCAAGCCGGTATTGTGGGTGGTGGAGACGGTGCAATTCCAAGAGTTTCTCAAGGACGAGCTGATTAAGCGCGGGGCGCGGTCGGGTGTGCATATCCCCGTGCGCGGTATCAAGCCGTCATCGGACAAGATGTTGCGGATTGAGACCTTACAGCCGCATATGGCAAACGGGCTGATTTTGCTCAACCCCGACCAAAAGACGCTGATCAGCCAGTTGCGCCATTTCCCGAAATCCGACCACGACGACGGACCCGATGCGCTGCATATGCTGTGGATGGCGGCAACAACGGGCAATGTGTCAAACAGGGCGCGTGCGATTGATTTGCCTGCGCCGATGTTGGAGGTTTAAAGATGTGTGATGTGAGAGAACGTATAACCGCTCGTGAAAAAGAGCTGACAGAGGATGTCGAGTACCTCGAGCGTGGTTTGGATAAAGCGATTGCACATCTGCAAGAGGTTGTCTCCTGCTATAAGGCTGGGCGGCTATTAAATCTACATTTTATTGTCGCTGGAATTGAAGGTTTTTTGGCGGCTCGCGGCGAAGAGTATTGATTTTAAGGTCGTCTGAAAACGGTTTCAGACGACCTTTGGAGTAAGAAAATATGTTCGGATTGATTAAAAGCGCAAATCGGAGAACCGCCATCAAGACATTGACGAGCGCGACTGAAGACGCTTTGGAAAGCCTGTTTTCCAACATGGAAGGCACGGACGCGCTGCTTTCGCGCCTCGGTGTGGACAGGCAGCAGGCATTGGATGCGGTAGTAAGCGATGACGAGGTAGCTGCCTGTTTGGAGGATTTGCACGCGGCGATGCTCAACAAACCTTGGCGGATTTACGGCGAGGATTTGGGCGACGAGGATAAAGACCGCCTGTGGAAAACGCTTAAACGCCACCTGCCCGCGCTTGCCGAAATCGTCCTGACGGCGCGTCTGGGCGGATACGGTGTGGGTCGTTATGTCTATCAGCCAGAATCCGACGGCTTTTTGACGATTAAACACATCAGCAATAAAAGCGGCGAATTGGCTAAATATATCCCCTATCGCGACGGCTCGCTGGTGTATCGCGGCAGCGGCGGCGAAGAGGCTTGCAATACGGATGTCCTGTATCTCTTTATTGCCCATCGTGCGACCTCGACCAATCCTGCGGGCGAAATGGCGGCGGCGCGGCTGTATGCGCCGGTTGCCCTGCGTAAAAAAGGCTTTATCTATGCGGCACAATTCATCACGCGCTACGCCCAGCCGTATTTGATTGCCAAAATCCAAGCCAACGGCGAGGATGACCACAACAGCTTCATGAGCCGTTTTTATCGCTTTGTGAGCGGCGGCGCATTAAGCATCGACCGCGAGGACGATGTGATGATGCTGCAAAACAGCGCGGACGGTCAGGCATTCCGACATCTGGAAAACCTCGCCAATGCGCGTATCCAAAAAACGCTGTTGGGCAAGGTCAAAACCAGCGACCTTGAAACCGCCAGCCGCGCGAGCCAAGAGACCGAAGAAAACAACCGCGACGAGCGCATCGGCGCGTACCTTGCCCTTTTGTCCCGCGCCGCGCAGCACTTTATCGATGCGCTCGTGATGGTCAATAACGCCTACGGCAAGACCATCAACGCGCCCAAGGGCGTATGGTTTGAGTTCGAAGATGAAATCAAGGTTGATAAAACCCGCGCCGAACGCGACAAGATGTATATGGATACGGGTCAGCTCGTGTTGACCGAAACCTACTACCGCGACATCTTGGGATTCGAGCCGGAGCATTTCGAGCTGCGCGACCCGAAAACGTCGTCTGAAAACCCCGCGTCCGCCAAATTCAGCCTGCGCCTGTCTGACGGCCTTGCCCATAATGCGCCCGATACGGCGGAGCAGGCAATCGCCCGCCCGAAAATGGAAGCGGTGTTGGCTTTACTGGAAAGCTGCAAAGACTACGCCGAATTTGAGGCAAAGCTGTCCGAGCTTGATTTGAGCAAGGGCGACAATCTCTTGATCCAGCGTTTGGTTTCAGACGGCCTTTCGGCTTGGGCTGACGGAGCGGGCGATGGACGGGATTGAATACAGCTTCGCGGGGCTGGTCGATAAAGCCGCTTTCGCGCATTTCAAGGCTAAGAAAATCCTGCCCGGATTCAGTCATTACGATGTGTGGCTGTATCAACACAGCCTTGCCTTTACCGTCGCCAAGATGATGGACGCGGATATGCTCGCCGAAGTCAAAGACGCCATCGAATCCGCGCAGCAAAACGGCACGGCGTTTGCCGATTTTAAAAAGCGTTTAAAACCGTATTTAATGGCTAAAGGCTGGTGGGGCGAGCAAGTGATGACCGACCCGCTGGACGGCGAGCCGAAATTGGTACAGCTCGGCAGTACGCGCCGTCTGAAAACCATTTTCAACACCAATATGCAGACCGCCTTTGCGGCGGGACAGTGGCAGCGAATACGGGCAAACAAAAAAGCTCTGCCGTATTTGCGCTACAACCATTCCGCCGCCGGGCATCCTCGTGACAGCCATAAACGCTACTACGGCTTAGTTCTACCGGTTGACCACGACATCTGGAAAGTCATCTTTCCACCCAACGGCTACGGCTGCAAATGCTCGGTGTCCGCACTGACCCGTCGGCAGGCGGAGCGTGAGGGCATCAGCGGCGAGCCTGATGTGGATATGGTCGAGTTTACCAATCCGCGCACGGGCAAAACGGTATTGATTCCCGACGACATCACGCCGAGCTTTGCGCATAACCACGGCGACAGGCTGGGCGCAATGGACGCGCTGTTTGGCGAGAAAAACGGCGAAGAGGCGCTGTCCGCCATGATTGCCGAGCGCGAGGCGTGGCTGGACAAGCGGTATAGCGTGCCGTCTGACAAAGTGGCGGTGTTGGCTTTGCCGGACAAGGTATCGGGAAAAGAATTGCGCAGGCTGACAAAAGAGCAGTCTGCCAACAATACCAAAGACCACGAAGCGAGAGCTGCGGCAGCGTGGCAGGCTGAAACGGGAGACAGGCTGGAAGTGTTCGATTTGCCCGTGGAGAAAGGTAAGGGTCAAGCCGATTATCTGATTGTTTCAGACGACCTGCCCCGCGAGGAATGGGTAAAACTGGATTTTATGTTTACCGAAAATCCCGACCGTGCGGAATTGATGAACCGTTATTTTGCACACACCGCCGGGGCGTGGAATACTAAGGTTGAAAAAATTCAGGAGCATTTTGATAAAGCCGATATTGTCCCACTTGATTTACGCCACCTGAATGCGGCAAACCGGCATAAATTGTTGCAGTATGTGTTATCATTGCCGAAAGAACAGCGGGATAAAGTCCGCTTATTGGTAAAAATATC